ACGCAAGAGCAAGTTAAGCAGATTGAGGACATAACGGCCGCGCTTGAAAAGAAAGCCGGCGTTGACGCGGACGCTCTCAAAATGGGTGCCGCTCAACTCTCGACGTTCGGCCTACAATCAAAGAGCGTCGTTGACCTCACCAAGTCACTTGCGGACCTTACCGTAAACCAATCCGGCCTCAACGCGTCGGCCGACGATTATGTTACGAGCGCAAACACGATTGCCAAGGCGCTTAACGGACAATTTGGTGTGCTCGAAAAGTCGGGTATCCGCTTCACCGAGGCGCAACAAAATCTTATCCTCTACGGAACCGAGGCGGAAAAGGTGGCCGCGCTCCAAGAGGGCCTAAACCAAAACTTGCGCGAGACGACCGACACCGTAGCCGGTACGGACCTCGCTATGGCGAAGCTCGCCCGGGCAACCGAGAATATCCAAGAGAACTTAGGCGCCGCACTCGCTCCGGCATTTGCGGCCGTAGCAGAAAAGTTGCAACCGCTTATCGAGCAGTTTGCGGCATGGGCCGAAGCAAACCCGGAACTCTTGGCAACACTCGTTGGAGTAGGTGCCGCCATTGCCGCAATAGTGGCCGTGGTCGGTACGCTCGGCCTTATACTTCCGCCGGTCATTGCCGGGTTTACTCTACTCTTGGGACCGGTGGGGCTTGTCATTCTTGCCATTGCCGCACTCGTCGCCGGTATTGTGTTGCTCGTGAAAAATTGGGCCTACGTGAAAGAGCAAATGAAGCTCACTTGGGACGGCCTCAAAATAATGTTTAAGGAGGGTGTGAACTACCTTATCGGACTTGCCGAGGGGTGGGCGAATATGTGGGTCAAGGCGGCCAACTTCATTATTGACGCGCTCAACAAAATTAAGTTTTCGATACCGGATTGGGTGCCTAAAATTGGAGGTAAGAGTTTCGGTATAAATATCGAGCGCATGAAAGAAGTATCTTTGCCCCGTTTGGAGCAAGGAGGTTTTGTGCCGGGCGCGCGCGGTACGGCGGTGCCGATTATCGCGCACGGTGGCGAGCAAATTATCCCGGCCGGCCAAGCAAAGGGCGGCGGTGACGTGTACATAAAGGTCGAGATTAACAACCCAAGTATCAAGTCCCAAGAGGACATTACGATACTACGTAAGCAAGTCGAGGACGTGTTTAGAGACGTGGTGCGCGTCTACAAACTCCAATCGGCCTAATCCCCTATGGCTAAAACACTTACCGTAGCCGGCGCAAACTATCTACCTTACGCCAAGACAAGCACGGTGCGTATCCGAGAAATGTTGCGTAAGACCAACGTAATGAACTTCGAGGCCGTAACCGAGGGCATTGCGAACGCGCCGCAAGAGGGCGCGGAAATTGTATACAAAGACGGCTCACGCTTTCTCTTTGGCGGTTTTATTTCTCGTGTGCAACCGACAGAAACCGGACTAGGTGAGTTTTTTAAATACCAAGTGGAGGCGTCCGGGTATGACTATATTTTTAATAACAAGATAGTGCGACGTGCGTACTCGAACGAAACGCTAGGTGACATTGTGGCCGACATAATAGCCGACTTTGTGGGAACGTCATACGGCTTTGACCTCACAAACGTACTCACCGGTCCGACAATTGAGACGGTGAGCTTCGACCATATTTCGGTACGTAAGGCGTTCGAGAAACTAGCAAAGCTCACCGGTTACGTTTGGTACGTTGACTACGAAAAAAATCTTTACTTCCAAACGGTTACTACTTCCCCGGCACCGGAAGCAATCACGGACGCGGACGAAAACGCAATGGAAGTGCAAATATCTTACGACACCTCACAAGTCCGTAACTCGGTAATTGTGATTGGTAGCTCGGACGGGGTGCAGTCACTTGACCCGGTTACACAAACGTTTGAGGGCGACGGCGAAACGCGCTCTTGGGAGTTGGACGAAAAACCAAGTGAGGTTATCCATATCAAACTAAATGGGGTGTCGCAACAATTCTCGCTTGAAGTGAACGAGCGAGATACGGACTACTTTACGTACAACTTCACCGGGAAAAGTTTTAAAGTTACCGACGCACAAACAACACCGGTCGGAGGCGGCACACCGGACGAGATAGAAATTAGTTATTACCCTCGCATACCAATCATTGAACAAAGAACAGACCCGGCTAGTATCGCTTTCTTTGCGGCGCTTGACGGGGGCGACGGAGTGTACGAGTACACGATTAAAGACAACTCCATTGGCTCAATTGAGGAGGCACAAGCTCGGGCGGACCAAGAGCTAGAGGAGTACGGTATGCCGCTCGTGGAGGGCACCATACGCACGCGTACGGGGCTTTTGGCCGGTGGCTCGATATTTGTACCGGGACAGGCCCTAACGGTAAATTTCCCGTCATACGGGCTTTCTACGGATACCGTGTTTCTTATCCAAGAAGTACAGATAAACGTAGTGGAGGGGTCGGACACCGAGTACGAGTACATCATTAAGTTTGGAGGAAAAATTGTCGGTATCCAAGAGTTTTTGGAAACGTTGGCCTCGCAACAGGCCGAGGGTGAGGAGGTCGCAACCGACGACGAAATTATAACGATTGAGCACGCTACGGACAGTATGGAGTTTGAGGACCAAGCGCCGACGACCTCGATACAAACGCCACCGTTTGAGTATGGAGGGGGTGGAAATCCGCAAGGAAAATGGAACCTTAGCGAGTGGGCGTGATATAATTACAACACGGACTATGAAGCACAACCAACACCAAACAATTAAAGAAAAAATGGGGAAGTGGCGTGGCCGCGTGACTTTTACCTCTCTTGAAGTTGTGGGTGAGGAGGCAGAAAAGCTAGAGGCAATGTTGAGCGCGGCGGTGAACATGCCGGCAGAAATCTTTGAGAAACACCTAGCCCGTCTACGCGAACTTTGCACGGTCCGTGAAATGACGTTTGAAAATCAAATAGTGCTTTCCGGCCGGTCGGTTTTTGCACGTCGTCTCGCAAACGACACCACATATACCGGTATAATAAATTGGGGTGCGCTTGGTACTAGCTCGACCGCAATAAGCGACGCGCAAACGCAGTTGGTCGCGGAAGTAAAAAGAAAAGGGGTTGCTACGGTTGCTCGAACAGACGACAGCGTTACACTCCGTTTCTTTTACAGTAAGAGCGACACAAACGGAACCTATGAGGAGTTTGGAACTTTCATTGACGGAACGAGTGCGTCGAACTCGGGCCAAATGTTTAATAGAGTACTTACGGGAGGGTGGGTAAAATCCGCACTCGAAGCGTTGACCGTAACAGTACAGTTTGACTTAAACGCCGCATAATTTTATGGCTATCACAGCAGGAAACGACATACTAGCAAGTGACTTTATAAACGAGAGTGAGCGTAACGCCACAAAGACAAACGACGTTGGGCGTGTACCAAAACTCGAAAGTGACGGGTACTTACAACCTAGTTTTATTAGAGACGTTTCGGCTCGTGTAACTCTAGCCGGAAACTACACAACCCCGGCTAGCGGCTCTTACTTCTTATTGCCTTTTGATACAGAGGACTACGACACTCACGCAATGCACACGACGGGTACAGGAAACGTATACAACGAAACAACGGTGGATAGTGAGTGGTACATTGACGACACAAGTGCCGACGGTTACGACCAACAGAAAATGAGCCAAGTAGTTGTCGGCTCAACGGCTCGCGTTGTAACTAGCTTTACTTTTGAGGGACGATACATTGGCGGTACTACGTCAAACGACCAAGTATATTTCGAGATACGAAGCGGAAGCGAAACGGGAACACTCCTTGCAACTTCTACTACGGCAACCATTACGTCTTCGGGCTTCGCGTCTTACACCGTGTATTTTCCGCCAACACTTCTTAGTGCAAGCACAACTTACTATTTGATTGCTCGACACGTTGGCGACCGAGTGGCACTTCGAGCGCGTGCGTCCGGTGGCGCAACCTCAAAGGGTTACAATGGTAGTGTTTGGAGCAGTATTGCGGAGGCCGTATCAGGTCAGCTTGGATATGTCGCCGGGGGGGTATTCACCGTGCCGACAGGACAAGCCGGAAAGTACCTTGTAATTTTTAACGTAGCGTCAAACTACGACGTTGATACTCTCTTGCGTATACACAAGAATAATACCGTTGTAGCCGGTGGGGGGATTAACGACCGAACCAATCACATATCAACCATATTGAGCTTGGCCGTTGGCGACGTGATATATGGGTCGTATCAACGAAGCGCCACTACCTCGGGCGACGTATTAGCACAAGGGTCGAGTTTTGAAATAATTAGATTAAGATAAAATGGCCGACTTCTTTGCAACAACTTTAGGTATCGTACTCTCGGTAGGGGGAGTATTTGCCGTGGTGGTTGTCGGGGGGTTGTACCTCTTAGGGATTTGGAAAGGAAAGAAAGATAACGAGGACGACCGGCTCATAGACATACTCAAAGAAACCGTGGACGCTTTGGAGCGCAAGGTTGACGGCCAAAAGAAAGAGCATGACGAGACGGTAGAGGTGCTTACAAAAAAGATTGACAACCTCACAAAGAAAGTTGAGGAGCTAGAAAACGAAAACGAGACGTTGGTAAAAGTGCTCCAAGGCCGGGACGAGCAAACCCAAGTGTTTTACAAAAAGGCATTTGAGGCGATAGAAACCGGCCAAAAAACATTTGCGCTTGTCGAGCAAATGAACAAGAACCATACCGAGCTTATGAAAATGCTAGTCGAGCATTTGAAGCCCGGTACTACGGTAAACGTACAAAAGTAATTTAATAAAAAACTATGGACCAAGAAATATACCAAGGTGCACAAATAGATACTCGGCCCGAGGAGGAAAAACAAAAGGACTTCCACTTTGAGGAAACGGTGGCCGCCGGCGCGGTGGAACCCGTTAAGTGGGTCGAGAAAAAAACGTATCGCACATTCCCTATTTTTGACCAAGACGGAAGCGGCTCATGCGTCGCACAAACCGGTGCAAAGCTCATGGGAATTATGTATGGGATTAACAACCCGACTAGCGACTACGTACATTTTAGCGCGACACATATTTACCAAAGACGCAAGAATAAGCCGGCCGGCGGTATGGCCGGTGTTGATTGTTTCGACATCATGCGCCAAGGTGTGACGCTCGAAGTGCTTACACCGTCGCAAAAAATGTCCGATAAGCAAATGGACGGCGTGGTTATTCCCGACTACAAAAAGCAAGTCGGTGAGGTATTTAAGATAGGCAACTACGTGGTGCTTCCGGTAAGGGACATTGAAACGGTCGCGTCCGTTATTCAAAAGACAAACAAGGGCGTAATGGTTTGGTTTTACTTCGAGTATGCGGAGTGGGACAAGGACCCGGAAATTAAAAACTCCACGCTTAACCTATATGCCGAGAAAACATGCCGACACTCGGTAGCGGCGGTTGACTACACGCTCTATAAAGGCAAAAAAGCAATCGTCATAGACGATAGTTGGGGTCCGAAAGCCGGCAACGGCGCCGGGCAACGCGTCATTACCGAGGACTTTTTCAAGGTCCGCAATTGGTTTGCCGCATACCCAATCAACTTTAAGTTTGAGGAGGGAGCGCCGGCACCTACGCCAACGCCTACACCTACGCCGACACCGGGCAAGCCAAGCTATACGTTCGCAAAGGACCTAGAGTTTATTGCTTGGGATAGCGCAAAAAATCAACCGGCAGACCCGGCAAAGAACGAGGCGCAAAAGGTAGACGTTATCGCGCTCCAAGATTGCTTGCGTTACGAGGGAGTTTTCCCGGCTAACATTCAAAGCACGGGATACTTCGGGGCGGTCACAAAGGACGCGGTAAAGAAGTTTCAAAAGAAGTATAATATAGATATGGTTGGTCGGGTCGGGCCAATCACACGTGCAAAATTAAACGAGCTTTATTAACCAATAAAAAACTATGATTGAAGCAATTACGACAATCTTTATTCTCGCGGCGGTCGTCGAAGCGGTAATTACGTACTTTGTACCTAAGAACCAAACCGAGGAACCGCGCGAGTGGATTAAGTACGTATCGGCCGTATTGGGTGTTGGCGTTTGTGTCGCGTATAACGCGGACATGCTCGCAATACTCGGGGTCGTTACGCCATTGCCTTACGTTGGCGCCGTTATTACGGGCCTCATTGTCGGCCGAGGGTCAAACTTCCTCAACGACTTTTACAGTAAGGTAAAGAACCCAACGCAAGGATAGTTACGGTTGCGCGCGTTGGTTGCCGGCCCGGAATAGACGGGCACGCTATGAAAACATCAAACAAAGTTAGGGTCGGGGTTATCGCGTTTGCATTGGTAATCTTACTCGCACTATGGGCTTTCGCACCTAAAGAGGCGAAAAGCGACGTAGAAATTGCGACCACCACCCCGGCAGTTGTCGAGGAACCGGTGGGACCCGTCCTATCACATAGGCAAGAGGTTTGGCGTTACGTCTTGGAGTGGTGCGAAAGTCGCGCCGTCCATACCGCGATTAACGAGGTAGACAAAGACGGAACGGCAAGCTATTACGCTTTCCAATTTAAGCCCGGGACGTTTAGGTACTATGGCGAACTCTACGGAGTGATACCAAAGGGCCTAGACCAAGCGGCGCTCATGGAAGCATTGAAAAGTTACGAGC